ATGGAAACTAAGTCTACAGACACAAAAGATATTGAATGTGCAGTAAGAACAATCCTATCGTATATTGGTGACAATCCAGAACGCGAAGGATTAAAAGGAACACCGGAACGCATTGTCAGAATGTGGAAAGAACTATTTCGCGGGTATGATCCTGAACAGGCACCGAAAATAACGACTTTCCCCAATGGTAAAGATGGATTATCCTTTAACAGTATAGTTGCAGACTCTGGTAACTACTACTCAATGTGCGAGCACCACATGATGCCTTTCTTCGGAAAGTATTGGTTTGCCTATATTCCTAATTCGGAAGGAAACATATTAGGCATCTCAAAGATTGGCCGCGTTATCGATTATTGTGCAGCCCGCTTACAGGTACAGGAGAGACTAGCTCAAGATGTCGTTACGATGATAGTGGATGCACTCGGAAAAGAACACCCACCGTTAGCAGTTGGTATTATAATGGAAGGAGAACACTTGTGTAAAACCATGCGTGGAGTAAAAAAACAGGGAAAAATGCGTTCTTCTTTCTATTTTGATAATGGAAGGTTGCCTGAATTGAGGGCTGAATTATCACAATTTGCTAGTTTTGGTTAGTTTATGACAGAGAAGAAGAATCCGGCCGAGAAGAAAAAAAGAGGGCGTAAATCAGAGTACAGAATAGAGTATGCCGATCAAGCTCTAAAGCTTTGTTTGTTGGGTGCAACAGATAAAGAGCTCGCCGAATTCTTCTCTGTTTCAGAGCAAACCTTAAATAAATGGAAAAAAGACTATCCCGAATTTCTTGAGTCCCTAAAAAAAGGAAAGAATATTGCGGATGCGAACGTTGCATCTCGGTTATATAATCGTGCTATCGGTTATTCCTGTAAGGCAACAAAATTTGCAACATCCGAAGGAAGAATAACAGACTCAAAAGAATATATTGAGCATTACCCACCTGATACGACAGCTGCTATATTCTGGCTGAAGAACCGGCAGCCGGAGAAATGGAGAGACAAAAAAGAAGTTGATGCAAATGTGAACCTTGGTGATGAATTGGAAGGATTGAGTGACGAACAACTACAGGCTATAATTGATGGCAAAGAAGAAGAGTAAAAGACAAATATTGATTCGTAAAGCAAAGGCTGCTACCATACTCCGCAAACGAATAGCAAAGAAAGACTTTTGGGCGTTTTGTTTGTACTATGATCCGAAGTTTTTCTCTAAACGTCTGTTCCTAAAAAAGGTCGCAGAAGCGTTCATGCGTGTGTATGAATCATATTCTGCCAGTATAATCTACCGTCTTGCTGTCAGTATGCCGCCACGTGCCGGAAAGTCTTATATATCTTCTCTATTCATTGCCTGGATGTACGGACACTTTCCGGAAGAGTCAGTTATGCGTAACTGTTGTTCGGATACTCTCTATAATAAACTATCATACGATACTCGAGATGTTGTGAAATCTAGGCGTTTTAAAGAAATATTTCCCGATATCCATTTAAAGGGTGATAAGCAGAATGTCAAGAGCTGGAGTGTGGAAGGCGCACGACAAGTATCCTACTTCGGTGGTGGTGTTGGTGGTACCGTTATTGGATTTGGTGCGTCAATGCTCGCCATGACGGATGACTTGTACAAGAGTCTGGAAGATGCATTATCGGATAATAACAATGAAAAGGTATGGTCTTGGAAGCAGGGTACGCATGACTCCCGTATTGAAGGAAGCTGCTGTATGATTGATATTGGTACTCGCTGGTCCTCTAATGATGTCCTTGGACGCATGGAAGAAGCCGGCAAGTACAATGAAATCATTCGTATTGCTGCGCTGGATGAGAATGATGAAACTTTCTGCGCCGATGTTCATACTACAGAATATTACAAGGAATTACGTTCTGAAACAGACGAAAGTATTTGGATGGCCGAGTATATGCAGGAACCGTTCGAGGCCAAAGGGTTACTATTCCCCAAATCGTCTCTCATGCGCTTCAAACTTGCCGATATTGCAGGGAAAAAACCTGATGGAACACTCGGAGCCTGTGATACTGCTGATAAAGGAGATGATGATTTCTGCGCACCATTCGCAAAGGTGTTTGGTCCAAAATACTTCATTACCGATATTCTTTTCACTAAAGATCCTGTCGAAGTCACAGAACCGCGCCTGGCGCAAATGGTTATTGATACAGAGTGCGATCAACTACGTATTGAATCAAACAATGGAGGGCGTATATTTGCTATCAATGTACGCAAACTTGTTACAGCTAAAAAGAAATCGTGTATGATTCAAGCCCGGGCAACAACACAGCACAAGGAAACACGTATCATCATGAAAGCTGGCTGGATAAAGAAGCATTGTGCTTTTCTTGATGAAACAGAATATTCTAAAGGATCAGACTACGGTCGTTTCATGAAAGCGTTTACCAGTTACAAGCGCGAGGGTGATAACGCTCATGACGATGCTCCGGATGGCATGACAATCCTTGCAGAGTTTGCAGAGTCACTTGGCTTGAAATTTAAGAAGCAAACTCGTAAGGTAGGACGCGGATAAGTTCCTTTCTGTGTATATTTTAAGAGAAAAGTATATGCCAGACATTAAGGATATTCTGAAAAATGAAGATTTCGGTAGCATAGTAGGTGATTTATGCGTTGATACCCGTGAGAATCGTAATCCTCGTGAGTATATGGAGGAATACAATGGTGACAGAACCCGGCGTAAAGAATCTGTCGGATATCGGGAGCCTAAAAAGATTGCTGTATATTCAGACACAGAAGTAGAAGTTGACCCCGATACAGGAACCGAAAAGCCAATAAGACTAGAGGATAAAACTGTCGATGTAGCAAAAGTTGTAACAAATCTACCTAAAAAGATCGTCCGCACATCTGTTGCTTTTCTGTTTGGCGGTGAAATGACTATCATAGCAGAAGATTCGAATGACGGATTTGATGAGTTTAAGAAGGTCTATAAGCGAAAGCTCAAGATGCAATCGGTATTGAAAGAGTTTGCTCGCAAGGTGTTGTCTGAAACCAAAGCAGCTATTATATTCTATCCGGTCACTAAAGATGATGGAAAAAGCCAGTTGAAGGTTAAGATTCTATCTACTCCCAAGGATAGTAATGTCGAATGTGAATTTTATCCACACTTTGATGAAGACGACGATATGGACGGCTTTATCTATAAGTACAATGCAGAAGTCAATGGCCGTACTTGCGAATGCGTAAAAGTCTATACGAAAGATGTTATCTACTCCGGTATTATGGACGGTGTTTGGCAAGTGAAAAAGATAAAAAATCGTTTTGGCAAGATTCCGGTAGTATATGCCGAAGTTGATTGTCCGGATTGGGAAGATGTCGCTAATTTGATAGACAAGAAAGAAATGAGACTTTCCCGCCTATCAGATACTAATGACTACTTTTCCGAACCGATACTGAAAACTTATGGTTTGGCTAATCTTCCGAGCAAAGAAACTGTAGGCAAAGAGTTAAACTTTACTATGGAAGTAGATGCGGATACCGGTAATACATATCACGGTGATGCAGATTACTTAGCATGGCAACAGTCCTGTGAATCAGTAACACTTGAACTTAACCAGTTAGATGATGCAATACATTCCGGATCTTCAAGTCCTGATTTATCTATGAGTAAACTAATGGGGCTTGGCAACCTTAGTGGTACCTCACGTCGTTTTATGTTGATTGATGCAGAGATTAAGGCATCTGAACAAATGGAGATATTCGGCCCGGCAGTTCAACGTACAGTGGCAATAGTTCAGGCTGGAATGGCTAATATTACGCACACTAAATATGCATCGCAATTAAATGATAACTACATTGAGGTTGAGTTTGGTAGCATTCTCCCACAAGATCTAGCTGAAGAACTCAAGAACCTTGAAACTGCTTCTCAATTCAATAGCAAGGAAACGATTATAAAGAATTCACCATACACTGACGATGTGGAAACAGAATTGAATCGTAAGAAGCAAGACGAAAAAGAGACTGCACAGAATAATTCATTTATTGGAGCAACTTTATAATCTATGCCCGGACTTTCTTTCTACGATAAACAACATATACAGAAAATTGCTGCACAGCAGGCCGTAATAGCTAATATCTTTAATCAATTTATTCTTTCTGTTTCCCCGTATCTCCATAAATGGTCTGATGCGGGGAAAAATAACGTATGGATACGTAATCAGAGAATAGAGAGTGCAGTTGACCGGGAATTGCTGAATCTTGAATCAATGCTATATGCTAATATCTCTGCATTTCAAAAGGACGGTTGGGAACGAGCAGAAAGAAAGAATGATGATTTTATTTCCCAGTTCATCAAAGGAATGTCTATTTCCAGTGCAACGAAAGATGGTATGTTCGCTCATAGCTTATCTGCATTTGAAGCGCTAAAGAACGATATAGATGCTAACGGATTCAAGTTATCTGATAGAGTTTGGAATATTACGCAACAAACGAAATCGCAACTCGAATTCTATCTTGATAGTGGCGTAGTTGCCGGACGTAATGCAAACGGAATCAGTAGCGATATACGGCAAATTTTGCAAAATCCCCAAAAACGCTTTCGCAGGATCCGGAATGAGAAAGGTGAATTGGTATTATCACAACCAATGAAGAATTATCATCCAGGACAAGGTGTTTATCGTTCAGCATATAAGAACGCTCTCCGGACATCTGCTACAACTACGAACATTGCTTATCGTAGTGCGGACTATGAACGTTGGAGCAAACAAGACTTCATATTAGGTATTGAGATACATCGCTCGGCCAATAATCGAGGACCGTGCAAGATATGTGATGCGATGGTAGGTAAATATCCGAAAACATTCAAGTTTACAGGCTTTCATCCTTTTTGTATCTGCTTTGCCACTCCTATCACCATGGAGCCGGAAGATTTTGCTGATTTCTTGCTGAATGATACGGTTCCGCAAGGTCAGACTATTACGGATATTCCCCAGGCGGCAAAGGATTTCGTCAGCGAAAATAAAGATGGATTACAATCTGCTTTCTGGTACAAGGATAACTTTACCAATGATGGAGGACTACAAAGAGAAATAGTTTCCCAACCTATTACGAATGAAGTTATAAAGGTTTCTAAACCTAAACGTATCAAGACTGATGCCGAGAAAAATGATATTCAAAAAAGATGGGAAGACCGATTTGTAAGAAACTTCAACCAAGCCAAAATAGAACAGAAGATTGGTGTAAAAAAAGGCAAAGAAATGACCTTCGAAGAAGCTAATGAGTTACGGGGAAACATTAATTATGGAAAAGCAAGCGAATATAGTGTAAATTGCCAGTCTTGCGTAGTTGCTAATGAATTGAGGAGACGTGGATATAATGTTACAGCTCTACCAAATCTTCAAAAGACAGGGAACATTCCATATGAGTTATCAATGCGGACCAATTGGGCATGGATCGACCCCAAGACTATGGTTATGCCTAAAAAACAGACTGCAGGAGGCATATATGATATAACAAGATCGGGAGCTTTAAAAAGCAAAAGTATAAAAGAGTTAACCAAAGAATTAGTTGAACTAGTAAAAGAACCGGGAAGATATCATATTGATTTTGCTTGGAAAGGCAAGAATTCTGGGCATATTATTACTCTGGAAAAATTACATAATGGAAAAATAATAATATATGACCCACAAACTGGAAAGATGAAAAATTGGAAAGAACTATCAAAGGAAATAAGTTTGAGATATGGAGTTAGTGTATTACGTGTAGACAATTTGTTGGTAAATACTGATATTATTGACGGAATAGTGAAAAAATTATAGTAATGTATCTACATGGTCTTTAGGCATGGAAGTCATTCCCATTATATCTTCTGATTGAGTATATGGTGCTAACGTAGCAACACTATCTTTAACAAGGATAAAGCGAGGATAACCAATACAACATCCTGCATCTTCTTTCCGGGATACTGTATATGCTAAATAGCCGTTCCATTCTCCATAATAGGAAACTTGATCAAATCCATTTTGAAGAGCGAGTTCTTTAGCTTTCTTTCTATATTCTTTCTTCTTATTATCCATGTTGCAAATATAGTCATTGATTCCGGAATAAAATATATAAGCAGGAAAAATTTACTCCCCTTATATTTTAATAGAAAATCGTTATGACAATCATTGATGCAATTAAAAAGGGCTTGAAAGCCGCAGGTGTAAACGAAAAGTACGCTGTAAAGGTTCAGAAACTCTTCAAAATCGAAAAGGAGGAGGATATTGATACTTATATTGCCTTGTTCAAAGACAATATTCTTCCTGATCTTGAAAACACATCCGCAATAGAAAAAGCGAAAAAGGATGCTATTGCCGAGTATGAAAAGAACAATGGTTTAAAGGATGGTAAACCTATCAAATCGGCTAAAAAGACTAAGAAAACGGTAAAATTCGAAGAAGAGGATGAAGAAGAAGATGAAGATGATTTAGAAGGTTTGCCCTCTTCTGTTGTTAAGTTGCTGAAAGCCCAGCAGAAACAGATTTCCGAGTTGGCTGCATCTGTCTCTACTATCGCTACAACAGTCACTACTTCTACGAAGCAGGCATCTGCTAAAGCATTATTTGCAGATTCTAAACTCCCTGCAAAATGGTTCAATCGTATTGACGTCAACTCTGATACCTCTGTTGAAGACCAGATTAAAGAGCTTCAAGAAGAATTTGCCGAAATCAAACAATCTGTTATTGATGATGAAGTCGCCGGTGGTGATTACAAGCCTAATTCCTACAAGCCCAAAGAACGTTCAGAGAAAGAATGGCTGGAACTAATGGAGGACGAGGAAGATGCTAATAACGGGACTGTCAGCCTTGGACTTGAAGAATAATAATTAATAATTAAAAGCTATGTTCAGAAAAAAGCAAAGTGAATTTCAGTATGCCCCCGGAATCGAAAAGATTATCGAGGACATTCAGGGCGGTGGAACTATTGCCCGTGCGGAACTGAAGGGAATCATTGATGAACTTCCTCCGCTTGTTGTGGTGGGTAAGGACGCTAACGGTCTTTATCATATTGTTAAGACTGGAAGAGTTACGGCTGTAGCTGCTGCCGATGCGGTGACTATTCAGGTAGCAAAGAATCATGTGTTTAAAGTTGGGGAAGCGGTTACAATCGGTGGTGCCTTAACTGGAGCTGCTGATGTAATCTCTACTATCGACAAGACCAACCCAAGCTACGATATGATAACCCTTGCTGGACCAATTGGAGCAGCAGAGATAGGTAATGTATTAGTCCTTGTTACTGCTAAAGCTGATGCTAAAGCCGCCAAGTTCAAATATGTACCGGAAGTTATTACAATGAACAAGGTTGATGTAACGGTTGCTAACCAGCAATCAGGACTTCTGGTACGTGGTACTGTAAATGAGGCAGTAATGCCATACCCTATTGACGAAGCAATGAAGACATTGCTTCATTTTATCCGTTTTGTGTAATCCATTAATTCATAATTATGTATGGAAAGAAGTTTAATTAAACAAGTGAACCGTAAGAATATGGGTGCCCGTCTTAACTCGCGTAAAATTAAGCCGGTATTCTTCCCTAATTTCTTTGGTGTAAAGCAGAAGAAATCTCTGAAATGGGAAACTATTACTGGCGAGAAAGGTGCACCAGTTATCGCTGACGTTATTTCATTCGATTCTTCCGCACCGCAAAAGAAACGTGAAGTTATCGGCAAGATGTCAGGTGATATCACTAAGACTGCCGTAAAACGCGGTATGAACGAAAGCGACTGGAACGAATACCAACAACTTAGCCGAGATTGTGAAGGTGATGCAGACTTGAAATCAATTCTGGACCTTGCTTTTAAAGATCTAGATTTCGTATATAACGCTGTTCGTGGTCGTTTTGAATGGTGGTGTATGCAGTTGATGTCCAAAGGCGGATTCGTTCTCAATTCAAGCAATAACAATGGTATTGTTACCGAAGAATTTGTAGGCTGTGGTATGCCTAATGAAAACAAGAAAGTTGCTGCTGTGGATTGGTCTAAGTCTACAACGGCCGACGGCTTGCAGGATATTGAAGATACCGTAATTGCCGCTTCTGCCGAAGGTGTTACTATCAAATATGTAGTGATGCGCAAAGACAGATTTGCTCTATTGAAGAAGCAAAAGGCTGTTATTGAAAAGGTAAAAGGCTGGATCAATCAGAAAGAAAAACTGACTATCTCCAAAAAGGTTATCAATGAATACCTTGCTGCCCAAGAGAATACGGAAGGTGTCCAGATTGTTCTTGTAAATCCGTCTATTCGTATTGAGAATGCCGCTCATAAACGTACTACTGTAAATCCATGGGAATCCGCTAATATTTGTTTCCTAGAAGATTTACAGTGTGGCGACATTCAGCATGGTCCTATCGCAGCAGAACATTCTGTTGAATACAAGAAGAAAGCTACAACGCTGAAAAAACACTTTGTTTTCATCAGCAAGTGGTCTGAACTAGAACCGTTCAAGGAGTGGACTAAAGCGGAAGCCAACGCAATTCCTGTAATTAATGATCCTGATACAATGTACATCATGAAAACTGATGGCCAAGCATGGGAAGAAGGTGAAGATACTGAAAAAACAGATGAAGAGTAAACTATATGGCAACAATCAGAGAAACAATACTGGAATATCCTTCTATTGAGGATATGAAAAGCTTCTTAGATAAAGTAGTCTTCGTTAAGCGGGGCATCAACCCCGAAGCGGAATGTACTACTGAAAACATGAAGCAACTTAGTCTTTGTGTCGCTGATACGTACGCCATGTTAGTAAACTCACAGGATTTCAGTGAGAATAAGCTTTCTATCACTCATCCCCGTTCTTTCTATATCCAGACTGCAAAACAACTGTATATAGAAAACGGGGAACCGGAGAAAGCCGGTAAACTCGGGAAACGAATAATTGTCAAAGGAAAGGCAGGTAATAGATGGTAAAACGATATCCACATACAGCGATAGTCACTATCGACGTTAACGGAAAGACAGTAAACGGTGAATGGGTTCCGGGGAAACCGATTGAAATATCCGTTCCCGGACGTTATGATCCTGTTAGTGATGGTACTGTTGTCTATAAACGTAATTCTGCTGGTGATGAAGCGCAAGTACATGGCTATTTTTACACCAAAATCCAACCGCCGGCAGACAGTAAGTTTTTGCGTTTGAAAGTTGCATCAAAAGGTATTGATGTACCGATTATCTGTTGGGAACCTTATCAATCACATTCAATTATCAACGCATGAAAAACGGCATGACTCCCCTATTCGACCAACATTCACTAGAACGTTGGTTCGATCACTTTCAAAGCAAAGCAGAAAACAAGATACTTGTATTGTTGCAGGCAGGAGGTGAAAAGTTTATCGATATAGCTCGCCGGAACGGCTCATATAAGGACCAGACTGGCAATCTTCGTTCATCTATCGGATATATAATTGCGAAAAACGGAGAAGTGGTTGCAGAGAACTTTACCGAAAGTGAGAAAGGAATTGATAAGACAACCGGTAAATATAAAGGGCGTAGGCTTGCAGAAGAAGTCTCACTGTCTTATACTGGTGGTTATGTATTGGTAGGTGTTGCAGGAATGGAATATGCGGCTGCCGTGGAAGCTAAAGGATATGAAGTCGTTTCAGGGGCTAATACGCAATGTGAGAAGTATCTAAGGGATACGTTGAAATCAGTTTTTAGCAAGATTTGATTATGGATGAATTTGACGCTGTAGATATAGTTTATAATGCTGTGGCCGCTGCGGACACCGATGTTATGATTTACAAAGACAAATCGGAAGCAGGCTTGACCAATGAACATATCGTTATCAATCATCTACAATTGAATGAACTCGACTTCATTAATAAAGTGCCTATTAACGTCAACATCTTTGTCCCTTTGAATGAAAATGGTATGCACCAACGTCAACGCATGAAGGAAATTAAGCGTAAGGTGCGGAAGTCGCTTGATTCAATCAATAGTAATGACGGTGTATGTAAAGAAGTGACAGTTCTCTGGAGTGTTCCAATGCCGGACTTGAAAGAGAAATTCGCTTGTACAAATATTAGATTAGAAATTTTAATAGATCAATAATTATGGCAGGAGAAGTAAGACCTATCGCTATGGGCGTAGGTAAAATTAAATTTGGAACAGTCGGAGACGGTGTTCCGGGAACGGACCTCAAAGAATTTCCTCTTCCGACAAAAGGAAGTGTAGTATTCAACTTTGCGGATCCTAAAGAAGTAAAAGTCGAGACGGAAGGAAGCGATGAACCTTTGTATGTTGAATTTGTAAAAGATACAACAGATTACATCGAATTCTCTATTCCTACTCCTTCTAACGAAGTACTTAAAGAGTTGGCAGGTGGTGAGATTGATACAGCTGACGGAAGAAACATCTGGAAGAAACCAATCAACGTTCCTTCTATCTCAAAGACATTCCAGTGTGAAACATTACCCAAAAACGGTAAAAAGGTAGTTTATACCGTAGTTAATGGTAAGATTACTTCTAAGATCTCACAAGCTCCCGGTTCCGAGCAAGCGGAGTTGTTACTTGTACGTGTATATATGCAGGCAGCCATTACAGCTTCCGGAGAAAAAAAGGCTGCTTTTATGCGTGAAGTTATAAGCGTGTCTGAAGGCGGAGAAGTAGTAGAGTAAAAATGGTTTCCTGTGTAGCTTAGTTGGTTAAAGCACTACATTAGTAGAAACCGGTGGTTCGAATCCACTCACAGGAACAAACTATTTGAAGGATGGAGCCGAAAGTATTAAAGGTTAGTCGCGAATAACTGGACATATTGTCAGGAAGTACAACTGACTAGGCTCCTTGATGAAATTTATGAGTATAAAAAACTTATTCCAACAAGAATCTGATTCTGTTACAGAACAACCTGTAAGAATCCCATTTGATTTCTCTAACCGAGATTCTATTCCTAATGGAAAGGACCCAGGTAATAGTATTGTAATAAAACCAATTACCGTCCGGACATGGTTTAGAATTCGTCCGCTTCTTCTTGAAATTGAAAAAGAAGATATTGATAGGATGATTGTAAAAAAGGGAGAGCTGCCAGAAGATTTTCCCAAAATTATGGATAAGTACGGAGAACTGCTTCTTGATATCGTATGCTTAGGTATTCATAATAAGCCAAGTGATCCGCCAAAATGGTTTAAACAAGCTCTTGCAGACAATTCCACATGGGAAGATATACGCATATTATTCAATGCAATTATATATCGAATAGGATATCACCCTTTTTGTACCTCTATCACGATGCTTCGGAACGTGAGCCCATTGCGAGAGACGGAGATAATAGCCGCTCGGAAAAATCTACAAAGCTGGAAGGATACAACCAAAGTAGATTCTTAGTTATTGTAAAAGAAGCTCTAGGATTGACTTTTAATGAGACGCTGGATAGTAGCTATGGATTAATAGAGATATTGCTTCAGGAGTACTCCTTTGTAATGAGGGAGCGAAATAAAACGACTGATGAAGACGGAGAAGTCGAAGGACTAGACTATGAATGGATAGAGCTACCAAGTTTTGATAATCCAAACGAGAAGATCCGGATGAAAAGATATTATGATATTAACGGGAAAGTCAAAAGATAAAGTAATTTGCCATTGTGTTTATATATTAGGTTAACTGTTTTTTTATTAAATTGATTTAGAGTTGTTTTTGGTCCCTTGTGTCTGTGAAGATACAGGGGATTATTTTTTCATTTCTTGAAGCATCTGATTGAGAGAAGCATTATCCTGCTGTAGATTTTTAATCAATCTTTTCTGATAAGAGAGCATCCCTTCAATTCTTCCTTCACTCTTCCCTTTCTCGTAGGCAGCTTTAATCTCTTCTTCCGTATAGCTACTTTTATTCGCTATGGATACGTTTTCATTTTCCTTGGTCATGGCGCTAATGAATAGTGATTTATATATTATAGAAAAAGGCTATCTCTCCCCTTTTATTCCGACCAAGGAACATAATCTTTCAAATGCTTTGGGACTATGTAGCAAAGGGAATTGATAGCCTTATATTGTATTTCTAGGCTTATCAACTCCCCAAAGCATTTATAAAAACTGTTCCTTGGTCTTAGAACACTGCAAAGATGCTTATTCTTCTTGAAATAGCCAAATTTTGGCTCCTCTTTATATTTTAAGAATAAATGCTATATGAGTATTCAGAACAAAGATGGAGCGTTGTATTTCGCAACAGGCATAGATAATTCAGGACTATATTCCGGGCGTCAGGAAGCGATGGGAATCATTAAGGCAATGGCCAGTGAAATTACCGCTTTCGATGTATTCGGTGGGATCGGCATTAGTGCAGGTATCGCATTTGCCAGAGCTGCCAAAGATGCATACGACTTTGAAAAACAGTTTCAACAAAGCATGAAAGAAGTTGCTACTCTTTCAAATGGAATTAAAGGCAGCTTAACGGATTACATGAATCAAGTTATGGAGATAACTCGTACTATTCCCGTTAAAGCAAACGAAGCAGCCAAAGCTCTCTATCAGATCGTATCTGCCGGACATGACGGAGCCAACGGAATGAAAGTGTTGGAAGCATCCGCAAAAGCTGCTGTTGGTGGAGTAACCGATACTGCTACTGCAGCTGATGCTATTACAACAGTTCTAAATGCTTATAAATTGGATGCTTCTAAAGCCCAGGAAGTTTCGGACCAGTTATTTACCACCGTTCGATTAGGTAAGACTGATTTTGGTCAACTAGGCAAAAGTATAGCCCAAGCAGCACCTATTGCTGCATCATTTGGCATTGATATAAAAGAAGTCCTGGGCGCAGTAGCATCAATCACCAAACAAGGTGTTCCCACTTCGGAAGCAATGACGAAAATACGTGCTGCTATCTTAGGTACAGCCAACCAGTTGGGAGACGCTGCATTCAAAGGACGTACTTTCCAAGAAGCATTACAACTTATTTATGACAAAGCAGGTGGTTCATCAACCAAAATGAAAGAATTGTTGGGTACCGATGAAGCACTCCAAGCCGCTTTAATGCTTACTGGTGAAAAGGCCAAGGAAGCAGCTTCCGATCTAGACGAAGTTAATAATTCTGCCGGTGCAGCAGAAGCAGCCTTTAAAGAAATGGCTTCATCTGCCGAAAATCAAATGAAACTACTTGGAAATAATATAACAGCTACCCTTCGTCCCCTTGGAAAAGAGATTTTAAAACAAATATCAAGTGCCGCACAATCAATAAATAAGGCATTTGATAATGGAAATGCACAGGAATCATTAAAAACTATTGGTGCCCTAATAGTTACCGTTACTACGGCTCTCGCTGGATATAAAGGAAGTATTTTGGCTGTAAGTACCGCTAAACAAGTACATGCAACAGTTACAGCTATTGTTAACAAGCAGCGGACTGTTGAAGCGGCTAACTTGGTATTGACTAAAGGCATGTATGCCGTTGAAGCTGCAATGATTGCCAAAAACACATCTGCACGTGTTTTATTGACAAAAGCTCTCAAAGCCCAAACGATTGCACAATTAAAAAATGCAGCAGCGATGCTAACCAACCCTTATGTGCTGGCTGCCGCTGCATTTGCAACGCTCGGTTACGCAATATACCATGTGGTAACGGTTGAGACAGAAGCTGAAAAAGTACAGAGAAAATATAATGAAGCATGCAAAGCATATACCGAGCAAGCTGATAATTTGAAAAAAAGTGCTACAGATTTACTTTCAACGATACGCGATGAGACTTCTGCAAATTATGAGAAAGTCATAGCATATAATAAGCTTCAAAGCATTATGCCAAATATTTTTAAGAATATGGATATTGAAAAACTTAAATTGATGGATATCCTTTCTTTAAATAAGATGATCGCAGAAGAAGTTCAGAGACGTGCACGAATTGGAGCACAAACCAAATTGATTATGGCTCAACGTAATTATGACTCAATTCAGTCTTTAATTGCTGAAGATTCAAAACGTGGAACTTATTCCGGACAATATGACATACAACTTGGCAGGGCTAAAATAGAAGTTGATGCAGCTCAAAAGGTTGTAGATAATATTGCAAAGATTCAAAAACAAGCGAAAGAAGAAGATAAAAAAGAAAATAAAAAGGCGGAGATTCAAAATAAAGCCTTTTGGACCAAGCAAAAAGATGATGCAACGAAAGCACTAGATTCAATAGCTTCGGCTCAAAAGAAATTGATGGATGCTGGAAATTTCAAAGGGATTGATACTACTGTCGTTACTGCCTACAAAGAAAATATCAAAAAGCTAAAAGAAGCAGAGAAAGAATTAAAAGTTTATGATTCATTTTCCAAGCAAGATGATAAGGCACAAAAATTACGTGAAGAACAAGAAAAATATAAACTCCTGTTAGAGAAACAGAAGTTTGACCAGGAACGAATGAAAGAAGATTCAGCAAATGAACTTGAACAGATTGAAATCAATAAACTTAAAGAAAGCAGTGAAAAGGTTCTAAGGCAAAGAGCACTCAATCATCGGCTAGAATTACAGGCTATTAAGCGCGAAACCGAGGATAAGAAACGGAAAGTAATAGAAGATGCACGAGCTGCTTTTGAAATCAATCCTCAAAATAAAAAGAAGGTTTTTAATGCAGATGTTTTCATCAATTCAGAATCTACGAAAAAACTGTTTGCTTCATTCGATAATATAGCAAAAGAAGCTACAACCGCTACCAATACAAAGTTTGATCGCGGAGATGATTTATCTGACCTGTTGAATCAGTATCAGGATTATACAGACCAGCGTCTTGCGATTGAACGAAAATTTAATGAGGATATTGCAACGTTACAGGAACAGCGTAAACAAGCTACGAAGAATGGAGATACAAATCAGGTAGAACAGATAGACCGTTCCATTGCTCAAGCAACGAAAAATAAGGGAATGGAGTTAATGAAACTGGACTACGATAAGTTGAAAGAATCCCCAGAATATGTTCGCGCCTTCGAAAACTTGAAAGAAACTTCTTCCGAAACTCTTAATTCCCTTTTAACGCAATTAGAGAATGCAAAGAGTACAGCGGCACAAGTTCTATCTCCTGATCAACTTCGCGAATATACGAGTACAATTCAATCCATCATGGACGAATTGGATTCCCGTAATCCGTTTCAGTCATTATCTGATAAGAAGAAAGAACTAGCGGAAGCTGAAGAAGAGCTAGCCAATGCGCAAATCGAGTTAGAAAATGCTCGGATAAAAGCCGAGGCTGTGAAAGGAGGTGCTAAATTTGAGAATGGGATCAAATCCTCTAAATACAATCCGGAAACAGGTAAAATAGAATCGACTAAAGCCTATTTATCCGAAGCGCAGGCCTTGGAGCAAGTTAAAAAGAAAACTGAAAACTACAACGCAGCAAAAGATAAGGTTGTCAAGAAAGACAACCAAGTTAAAAAGGCAGAGAAAGAAGTCAGAGCACAGATATCAGAACTAGCGGACACAATAGATGAACTTGGAAAAACGATCGGTGGACCTGCTGGAGAAATTATCTCTTTGATTGGTAATATCGGAGCATTTACAATGACTGCTATGTCTGGCGTTGAATCAGCAGCAAATACATCAGCGAACGCTATTAGTACAGTTGAAAAAGCGTCTGTTATTCTTGCGATTATTGGCGCAGCAATGCAGGTAGCAATGAAAATCTTTGATTTGTTCGGAAAAGACGATACAACGGAGAAATACGAGAAAGCGAAAGAAACGTATGAGTCTTATATCAGTATTCTTGATAGAGTAATCGAAAAGCAACTGGAATTAGCTGAAACTCTTACAGGAGATAATGCCAATGCAGCCTATGAAAAAGCGCTTAAAATGGTAAAATTGCAAAGTGAAAATGCTAGAGTTTTAGGACAACAGTATCTAAATTCTGGTGCATCTGGAAAATCACACTCGAAGGGATATAGTGAAGTTGAAGATATGTCCTGGGAAGGTTGGAAACAAGCAGCGGACACACTAGGAATGTCTATTGATGATTTCAAAAAGAAAATGGGCGGACGTATGACCGGTCTATTTGATTTGACAGATGATCAACTTGCAAAGCTTCAGGAGAATGCAGGCATATTTTGGTCACAACTAGATTCCGATACACAAAAATTTGCCGATCAAATAGCAAATGGTGTCGCAAAGGTTGCGGAAGTATTAGAACAACAAATTGCTGATACGACTCTTATTGATTACAGTTCTCTCCGCTCTGACTTCCAAGACTTGCTTACTGATATGGACGCCGATAGTGCTGATTTTGCAGACAACTTCGAAGAATATATGAGAAATGCCATTCTTAATTCCATGCTTAAGGAGGATTATATGGACCGGTTGATTGAATGGAGGGAAAAGCTATATAATGCAATGGATGATGGTATGACCGAGGATGAATATAATGCATTGAAAGCCGAAGGCCAACAGATTGCCAATGAAATGAAAGCTAAACGCGATGCATTATCAGAAATATATGGTTTTGGCAAAGATGATGATGAAGAACGTGAGGCATCAAAGAAAGGATTTGCTTCTATGTCGCAAGACTCTGCAGATAAGCTAGACGGTAGTTTTGCTGTTATGATCTCTCATACATATTCAATTAATGAAGGTGTAAAGCATCTCCAGTCTAATTCGGATAAAATAGCGGAAAAACTCGCATATCTTTCAAATTTGGATAAATATATGGGAGAAATAATGAAATACAATGATATTGTTATCACTTATCTATCTGATATAAGCAGCCATACAGCACGGCTTGAAGCGATTGAAAAAGCCATAGAGTCTATAAAGCTGGGTATTGATACATTAAACACAAAAGGCATAATACTGAAGCGATGAAAGGACAATTACTAATAGATGAATTAGATATGTATACCAAACACGGTATTTCAATTATAAAGGGGAGCTACAATAATCTTGTTGCCTTCCCTACTTTGAAAGATCCGGAGAAAAACGACTGGCCGGAGGAAGACGGACAAGAATTTGATCTTTCTGTGGTTGCCCTAGACACAAGCGAAATTAGTATAGAATTTGGCTTTAGAGATGACTTGGGATTTGGTGGATTAATAGCGCTCCTTTCCGATATGGGATACCATAATTTCCGTTTTCCGATTCTTGGTAAAACATATCGTTTACGTTTGTTATCACAGAATAGCTATACAATTTATCCTAGACTTGAAATAGCGAAGATAGTTTTTGCAAACGATTTTCCTCATGAAGTAAATTATGAATATCAGGACCCTGTTAATTCTATCGCTATGCCAAAGGGTTATGAAATAGACAATAAAGATTTGTCCGATTATGGCGTAATAGTTCTTCCAGGTAGTAATGCCGAGATATTGAAAACTCCGGCAGTAAAAAAGAACCTATTGCAGAATTTCAAACGTCAAGATGGAGCAATCTATGACGGTGAAGTTGTGAAATTCCAAACCAAAGAAGTATCTCTCAAATGCCTGATGCGGGCCGGGACGATTGAAGCGTTCTGGCGAAATCGCGATACCCTACTCTATGATCTTACAAAACTGTCTGCTAAGGTCGATGATGAAGGATATGAGTATTCTGATGCTGAACGTATATTTTATTGTGATGAGTGGAGTGAAAGCTATCCTTGCTATTATAAGAGTTGCCAGACAAACAATTTTCTTCTTAATAATGGGGTATGGTGGGAATTTACCTTGAAACTTGTATTTACTAGTTTCCGGATTGGAGAAACAGACTTCCTGCTTGCTTCCGAAGCAGAAGAATTTATCATAACAGAAGATGGAATATTTTATATTGACTTAAAAAATTATGCCAATTAAAAAGAAAAAAATCAGCGAATTAACGCTTGCTGATAGCATGGTAGGATTGTACACTATTGGCGTTAAAATGGTGAATGGCGTACAAACAAGTGTAAAAGTTAGTCTTGAATTCATAAAGAAAGCCTATGATGACGTAGTTGCAGCAACAAAGAAGGCCAATGACGCAGCAAAGGCGGCCGATGATTCCCGAACCCAAATAGAAGCGAATGAAGATACTCGACAACGCAATGAAGCTACTCGTATCGATGCTGAAAGAAATCGTTCAAATGAAGAACAAGCCCGGTCAGCTGCAGAATCAGTACGTATCATAAATGAGAATACCCGTAAAGCAGAGGAAGCAGCTCGTGCGACCGCTGAAGGGCAACGTGTATCTGCAGAACTTAGCCGCGTTGAAACAGAAAATAAACGAGTGTCAGATGAACAAACACGTAAAAGTAATGAAGATGCACGTAAGACCGCTGAAACAGGACGTTCTTCTGCAGAATCGGAACGTGTGAAGGAAGAAGACAAACGAAAAGCGGCTGAAACAACACGTTCTACAGCTGAAACAGATCGCGTAACAGCCGAAGATGAACGAAAAGAAGCCGAATCCACGAGAGAAACGAATGAAACTGCACGTGTGACAGCCGAAGATAATCGCGTTACTGTCGAATCTGAACGCGTATCTGCTGAAACAGACCGTAAATCAGCGGAGACAGCCCGAGTATCAGAAGAAAACAAAAGAAAGTCCGCTGAAATTGACCGTAAATCAGCCGAAACGTCCCGGGTATCAGAAGAAAATAAAAGAAAGCAGGATGAAGATAGCCGCAAGGCTGCGGAAGATACTCGTTCCTCAAATGAGACTAGGCGTGTTTCTGCTGAAACAGAACGTGTAGAAGCCGAAACCCAACGTAAGTCTGAGTATAGCGGTATTATACAAGAAATGACATCTGCTACAGAAGATGCTAACGCACAACTAGAACTTGTAAAAAAAGCTACGAATGATGCAAATGCTGCCAAAAACGCATCAGTTGAACAGACTGCTCTTGCAAAGAAAGCTACTAATGACGCTAACGCAGCAATTATAAGTATTAATGCTGCCAAAGAAGAAACCCAACAAGCAACAGAAGAGGCTAACGCTGCCAAAGTTGCATCGGAAGCCCAAACAGCTTTAGCGAAAAAAGCTACTGATGATGCTAATACAGCCAAAAACGCATCAGTAGCGCAAACAGCTCTTGCTAAAGCTGCCACAGATAGCGCAAATGCGGCAGCACAGGCCGCCAATAACGCAGTTTCTGGAGTTGATGCTAAAGTAAAAGCTGCAGTGGATGCACTTGTAGCTGGAGCACCGGAAGCCCTCGACACGCTTATTGAATTGGCTAATGCCCTTAATAATGATCCGAACTTCGCCGCTACCATGGCAACAGAGTTAGGGAAGAAAATCAACGTTTCCGATATTGTCAACAACCTAACAAGTGGTGGTACTGGCAAGGTCCTTTCTGCCGAACAAGGGAAGGTTTTGAAAGCAGCTTTGGATACACATAACCATGCAGGAGTATACGAACCTGTATTCTCAAAAAATACAGCTTTCAATAAGAACTTTGGCACAACTTCCGGAACTGTTTGCCAAGGAAATGATAGTCGACTAAGTGACGCACGTACACCTAAAGCGCATACTCATAATAAGTTTGAAATAAGTGATTTTCCAACTTCTATGCCAGCAAGCGATGTGCCTGCATGGGCGAAAACTGCAAGTAAACCATCTTATACAGCTTCCGAGGTTGGTGCGTCCCCGTCGAATCATACTCATACAGGGGTCTATCAGCCAGCAGGAAGTTATGCAGCGAGTTCGCATAAACACGAAGCAACGGATATTACTCCGGATAGTACTCACCGCTTTGTTACTGATGCAGAAAAAAGCACTTGGAATGGTAAAGCTGCAGGTAATCATAACCACGATTCAGCATATCAACCTAAAGGTAATTATGCACTGTCTTCACATAAGCATACAGCAACAGATGTGACCGAGGATGCTACACACCGATTTGTAACAGATTCTGATAAAACAAATTGGAATGGAAAAGCGGCAGGAAACCATAACCATTCAGGAGTATATCAACCGGTTGGTAATTATGCACCTGCTTCGCATAAGCATGCAGCGTCAGAAATAAATGAAGATGCCACACACAGGTTTATGACGGACGAGGAACGGGAAAAGCTGGACGGAATAGCGGCAGGAGCTAATAATTACTCTCATCCGGCTTCTCATCCTGCATCAATGATTGAAGAAAGCACGTCAAGAAAGTTTATGACCCAAGACGAAAAAACGCTACTAAGTTCTCTCGGGACTACGTATGCTTTAGCTGATCTATCGAACGCAATGAGCGTAAACCTATCCTTGAACGGTTATGCAAAATTCAATAATGGATTACTTGTACAATGGGGCAGAGTTGGAGGTTCATCTACAGCTTCGTATAGTGTGACTATGCCTACATCTTTTTATAATACTGAATATAAAATATTTGCAACTGTATATAAGCCTAGTAGTGACTCCGCCGTATATTCATCATCTCCTTTGGCAATAAATAAAACAGTTAGTAGATTTTATTTGAATAGAAATTATGCAAGTGGGGGTACTACTGGATTATCACAAGAATCATGGGACTGGTTTGCGATCGGGCGTTGGAAATAACTAAAAAACAAATATTATGAAGTATTGGAAAAATGGATTCTACGATGAACCGGTAGACGGTTCAGTAGAAATAACGGATGAGCATTACAATCAGCTATTAGATGGGCAGTCTAACGGTTTACTGATAGTTGAAAGTAAGAATGGATACCCGATTTTGGTAGAATATGAGTACGACATTGAAGAAGTGCGAAAAATGAAAATATCTGAAATACAGATATTTGACGAATCGACCGATGTCAATTCTTTTGAAATTGAAGGGGAAAGTATGTGGTTAGACAAATCCACACGTGTTGGATTATTTAACTCCATTTCGATTGAGAAAAATGCAGGGAAAACGCATACAATCCTGTGGTATGATGCAGTGAAGTATGTTATCCCTATACCTGACGCTTTAGCAATGTTGAATGCCTTAGAACTGTATGCGCTCAACTGCTACAATGTGACACAATCTCACATCGCAGCAGTCAGATCATTGCAGACTATTGAGGAAATCGAAAACTACGATTATACGATAGGTTATCCGGTAAAGTTGAGCTTTCTGGGATAACCAGTTTTGAAGTTGTATGCTTCGATTTCTTCTTTTGTTTCTAATTGATTGATAGCGTTGATATGCCTTTGTGTTGTGTCATAGCACGCAAGGGCATATAATTCTAGTTGTTGTAACATGTCAATAGCTCTTTCGATTGATAAGACAAACTTTGTATCACCAATCCAGATACTTGTTTCAGATCGTCCAGCTTCTTTCTCAATATTGATTGAATTCATAAGCCCTACACGGGTGCTTTTGTTTAACCAACCGAATACATTATTAATACTAAAATGATTCACTATTTGGGATGAATCGAACAATCGTAATTCATCAAGTTTTTGCGCTCTGGTTTCTTCGATATTAGCCTCGTGCACAACTAAGATCGGATATCCTTTTTTGCTTTCAACTATGAGTAATCCAGCAGATTGTCCGGCTAATAATTGGCTATAATACTCTTCTGCAATTTCTACAGAACCGTTTACCGGTTCGTCATAAAATCCTTTTTTCCAATACTTCATGATATTTGTTTTTAAATTATTTCCAGCGACCGATTGCTATCCAGTTAAATTTCCATGAAGTCCATGTTCCCGCCTCGATTTTTGCCCATCCATAAAAGTACCCAGTATACTTTGTGTAAATTACAGTGCTAAACATAACTAGCGATGTGTCCATACCCTGAATAGTACTAGTTACAATATAGTCTGTATTAGAGAAAGAAATAGGCAGTATTGTTTTGTGGTTTCCCAAAACACCGGGGGACATTCCCCACTGAATTAACAATCCATTTGGAAACTTACAGTAACCATTCTGACCGAGGTTCTGTGTCGTAACATTTGACCAGTCTTTCAATGCTGCATTAGTTCCGAGAGAACTTTGCAAGAAAAGCCCTATGATTATAACTACTATTTTTCTACTTAAATTGTTCATATCAAATTTAGTGTTTGAATAAATTTATTATTTCCAGCGCCCAACAGCAAACCAATAATACGGCCACGGCGAATACCCACCCCCGCCACTGTCAGCACTATATCTTATACACATTCTAATACTAGATGTCGTTTTTGATACAAGAATTGGTGCTATTACAACAGATTCAGATGTATTATAATAAACTCCTATACCTGATATAATATAATCGCTATTCAAAAAAGAACTATTCAAATAAATTGTTTTTATAGTTGCTGCTCCAGTTACGTATCCCCATTGAATCATTAGCCCATCTGGTAGCTTATAATATCCGTTCTGGGATAGGCTTTTTGTTGACACATTGGAAAAATCTTTTAATGCGGCGTTCGTCCCGAGAGAACTTTGCCAAATAATTGTGGCAAAAATCAATACTATTTTTCTACTAAAACAATTCATAATCAAATTGATGTTATAATATTTTCTACTTCCATCTTCCTATTGCGATCCATCCGAATATCTCCCCAGCTTCAATTGTTGGACCTACCGAATAGACTTTGAAATAAGATATATTTTTCCCATTTATCATTTTTACTATCGAATTCATAACAGAAGAAATAGCAGTAGTTACTACAACATATGAGGTATTATAAAAACTAGTAGGAAAGTAAACTATTTGATTTACGCCATTTCCTCCAGTTCCCCACTGAATCAATAACCCATCCGGTAGCTTATAATATCCGTTCTGGGATAGGCTTTTTGTTGTTACATTGGAAAAATCTTTCAATGCGGCGTTCGTCCCGAGAGAACTTATGTAAAAAATGACCCGCAATAGATAAAATGAATACTATCTTTTTGAATAGATGAATCACTCTGTTCATTACACTTATGTATTTATATTTTATAATATAAATTCAAATCTGGTGATATGATAACTTTGCATAATGGTGATAAGGAAATAGAAATTGAAGTAAAGGATGAAAGCTACTCTTATGAAGCTATCATGGAGGAGTGCTCATTAACTTTATATTTCGATTATCCCGGATATATTGAAATTCCGGTTGGCTCCTGGTGTGACTTCTACGGGAAGCGTTATTCTTTGAAGAGGGATAGCAATTTCAAGAAGAACGGTGAACGTAACTTCGAATATACTCTGATTCTGGAAACTGGGGAGGCTGATGCTATGCTGTGGAAAGTACGTCATACCGTTGACAGAAGTATTAAATTCTCATATACAGCCAAGCCACATGAACACCTACGTCTACTCGTTGAAAACCTGAACCGTCGGAGTACCGGTTGGAAAGTCGGTGATTGCATTGAAGGAACGGAAAAAGTAATCAACTACAATCACACCTATATTCTTGATGCTTTCAATCAACTTGCAGAACTATATGAAACAGAATGGCAGATCATTGAAGAAACGGTTGAAGGAAACCAAATTAAGACTATCCATCTGCGTAAAGTTGAGTATAACAAGGAGAACCCTTTGAAACTGTCGTATGGTAAAGGCCACGGTTTTAAGGTCGGTGTTGGTCGCGAATCCGGGGAGATACCACCCGAAATAATTTTGGTAGAAACTACAGATCGCAATATTGATTATTCTACATACGGATCTAAGTACCTGTTACTTCCAAAGAATAAGACTATCCGATTTGATGGAATCAAATTTGAGAATGAAGAGGGCTTCGATTCTACTAAGGCGCGTATCTATAAGACCGATGCGGATGGAACTTGTGTCATGCGTGCCGATAAAGAACTTACAACAGCAAAGGAAGATAGTCTGGACTGTACAGCTATTTATCCTTCCCGTGTCGGTACTGTCAGTGCTGTTATTGAAGTGAACAAGAAGAATAACTTCTTTGACTTTGTAGATAAAGACATCCCGGAAGAGTTGAACTTCGAAGATTGTCTCATAGCTGGAGAAAGTATGACTGTCATTTTCCAAACCGGCATGCTTACAGGCAAGGAGTTCGAAGTAAAGTATATCCATGAAGCGAAAGACAAGAAAGAGGCACGTCGATTTGAAATTGTTCCGCAAGAAATCGATGGGATAACAATGCCGGAACCGGAAGTCTGGCGCCCGAAGGTTGGTGATACATACGCAGTGTTCGGAATGCAATTGCCGAAGGCTTATATCTGTAATGACAGCACACAAACAGGTGCGAGCTGGGAAGCTTTCAAGGAAGCAGCAAAATACCTGTATGAACATGAAGATAAAGCATTCATATTTACCGGGACATTGGACGGCATTTGGGCTAAAAAACGCTGGTTGGAGATAGGCGGTAAAATAGTACTCGGAGGGTATGTTGATTTCTATGATACGCAATTTCATCCGGAAGGTTCTCTTATTCGCATGATCGGAATCAAGCGCTATATTAATAATCCATATTCTCCGGAAATAGAGTTGTCAAACGAACCAGTCAGTACATCTGTTTCAAGTGATCTGAATAAGATTGAGACGAACAAAGTAGAGGTAGATATCAAGCATAAGGACGCCCTGCAGTTTACTAAGCGTCGGTTCCGGGATGCAAAGGAAACGATGTCCATGCTTGAAGATGCACTGCTGAACTTCTCCGGCTCTGTCAATCCAATAACCGTTTCAACCATGCAACTGCTTGTAGGTGATGAAAGCCTGCAATTCCGTTTTGTCAATTCAAAAACGAATCCAGTTCAGGTATCTCACAATATTACTTATAATGCCAGCACAAGAATACTGAACGCTCCGGCAGGAATCCTTCAGCATTTAACACTCGGCATTAGTTCTCTTTCTTCTTCACATAAGGCAGACGAATATAAGTACTGGGATATGGCTGAATACAATTCTCCGGCACTCATTGACCCGGAAAAGAAATATTATCTATATGCTAAAGTTGGCAAGGAGAATCAAACCGGAACATTCCTCTTGAGTGAAACAGCTATTAAAATGGAACAGATAACTGGATATTATCATTTACTCACCGGAGTGCTTAACAGCGAGTATGAAGGTAGTAGAAGTTTTGTTCAGCTATACGGATTTACTGAAATTCTGCCGGGCCGCGTAACAACAGAAAGAATCCTTTCGCCGGACGGTGATACATATTTCGATCTGGTAAAAAGTGAGATAGGCGGTAACATTCAAATAAAAGCAGGTTCTTCCGGATTGGAAAATCTGTCTGAATGGGAAGCTGCTCATCAGGAAATAAAGGATGCAGCTAAAGCGGCCAAAGATGCTGCCGATTCAGTGGAAGGACTTCATAACTATGTAGATGGAGCCTTCGCTGACGGTCTTATAGACGAAGCAGAGGCAAAAGCTATTGAAAAGTATATCAATACGATCAACAACACTAAACAATCTATCGAAGCAACTTATAATAAACTCTACACGAATATTTATTTATCCGGCTCTGCAAAGGTTGGTTTGCTCAATGCTAAGGTTACATTGATGGGAAGTATTGAAAACTTGATTAATGCTATCAATGCTGCAATTTCTGATGGATTCACGACAACAGAAGAAAAGAAAGACGTGGATAGTAAATTCACTCTTTTTAATTCTGCCTATGCTGATTTTAATACTGCTGTTGAAGAAGCAAATAAGGCAATACAGGATAAACTAAAGGAATATTCCGACGAGGCACTGAAACAAGCGATACAAGCTTTAGAGGATGCAGCGAACGCTGCTAAGGCTGCGCAGGACGCTGCCGATTCAGTCGATGGCTTACATGATTATGTGGATGGCGCATTTGCGGACGGTATCATTGACGGGGCGGAAGCGAAAGCCATTGAAAAATATCTGAATACAGTCAAAAATACAAAATCTGCCGTTGAAGCTACATATAATAAACTATATGTGAATACCTATCTGGAAGGTTCTACAAAAACAGCCTTACTTAATGCCAAGGTATCCTTATCTGGTGCTATTGATAATCTTATGGCTGCAATCAATACAGCTATTGCAGATGGACAAACGACTATTGAGGAAAAAAAGAATGTAGATGATAAGTTCGCTTTATTCAACTCTGCTTTAGCTAGTTTTAATACAGCTGTTGAAGAAGCAAACAAAGCTATTCACGACAAACTGAAAAGCTATTCCGATGAGTGTACAGCCGATTTGAAAGTACTCAATACTCAAATCTCCGCACAAGTAACTCGAGTTGACAGCCTGACGCAGCGGATAGATACTGCAGGTTGGATTACTACAGCTGACGGTAATAAGATATATGCTTCTAAAGAACTGGAAAACGGCAATACGCTTATATCTTATATTAACCAGGCAGCAGGTGAAACGACGATTCATTCATCTAAAATTAACCTTGAAGGTGCTGTTACAATCACCGCACTTCATAGTGATCTGCAGACAATGATTAATTCTAAGATTGATCGTGATGGATTGGGTAAGTTGGCATTTGAGGATGCGGTTGAATATGCAAAACTTGGTACTACAATTGTTGTAGGCGGGTATTTGAATACTGATTTGATAAAGGTTCGCAGGATAGATGCTGACTCCGGGTTCATAGGTGGTTTTACTATCGAAAATGGACGTCTCGTTTGGACGCGTTCAGGGTATTTTGGCGGAACATCTCGTAGTTTGAAATTAGGTTCTGGAACGGCAAAAGAAGGCGTTGTTAACGTTACTTTCAATGCAGAAACAGACGGACGTTTTGGGATCGCATCTATTGGTTCCAATTTTGGTGGAGCTTGTATTTATGCTTCCAGGAATCTAAATGCATCAGACAGAAGCTACCCACTGGCTAGTACAACATACGCCGGCTTTTTTGATGGAGGAGTTTATGTGAAAGGTTCTTTATCGAGTGAATTATGCCTTGCCGATAATTTTGGTTGTATTACAAGCCGGAATTCAGATGGAAGTATAAACTATTACCAAGGAATTGATTTTGATTTTGGTAGTAATATGAAGTTCAGAAAAGGACTATTAGTATCAATCGCTTAATATTAATGATTATGAAATTAAATTTAAACAAACCTTTAATAGATTTTAGAGGTAAGGAAGCCATTAAAATAGTCAATGGCAAGGAACAGAAGCAGTTTCTTCGTGATATGGTTTCGGAAGCGCTTTATGCTGCCGGTATGAATCCTCAATCAGGTATGGATATGGCAAAAAAACTACGTGCCTACAATATGCTCCAACAAATCATAAATAACCGAGGAATACTTGAGATTACAACAGAAGACGCTACTCTCTTAAAGGAGATTTGTGCAGATGTCTTTACGGCAGGTGCTTTCGGGCAAATTAATGAACTAATTGAAGGAGGAGGTAAAGAATGAACATTACATCAACTAACAGTACTGCCACAACTAAGGTTACGGACGCTATCAGGATTAAGTACAGAATGTCAACCCGTGGTACCGAGGCTATCAAAGATATTACTGCCGAGATTATTAAGGATGAAGCCACAGTAGGTTTCTTCAATACTTCGCGAAATGGAGTAACCGGCTTTTCTCTACATGAGGATCACGGGCTAACCTTTGGCGAAGTGAAACAAGTATTTCAGACAGCTATTGATGATTGTAGCGAGGTATTGAAATGAAGTATTAATATTTTAGATATATGATTATGGATTATTTCAAAAACTTACTTATTGGATTGGTTACCGGTATAGCTGCTTATCTCAATCCTATCTCTGGGGAAATCAAAAGCCTTATTGCTGTATTTGCCCTCAATTTCATTTGTGGACTGCTTACTGCACTCCTTATCAATCATGAGAGTTTTTCTTTTAAAAAGGCTTGGAGGTGTATCGTAGAAGCAACTATTTTCTTTACCTTGGTTAGCTGTATCTACTTTATTGGTGAACACAAAGGAAATCCGGAAGGTGCGCTACAATGTGTTTCATTTATTACGTATAGCGTTTTCTATTTCTACGGGGTGAACATTCTAAGGAATATCAAAGAAATTCTACCCAACTCTAGCAATGGTTACAAGGTAGTAGCTTTCCTGCATTATGTATTAAGCGTTGAGTTTATAAAGAACATCCCCTATTTAACGAACTACTTACAAAAAGGAGACGCAAAATGAAAACTATTGATGCAATTATCATCCATTGTTCGGCCACGCGTGCCGGACAAGATTTACGAGCCAAAGATATTGACCGGATGCACCGGGCTCGGGGATTCAATCAAATCGGTTATAACTTCATTATTGACCTTGACGGAATGGTTGAGAATGGGCGACCGTTAAGCATTGACGGAGCGCATTGTAATACCAAAGGATTTTCAAAGTCTTCGTATAATAAGCATAGTGTTGGCATCTGTTATATCGGAGGCTTGGACGCATCTGGAAAACCTGCAGATACACGTACTCCAGCTCAAAGGACAGCACTACGCGAATTGGTCGCGAAGCTCTGTAAGGAATACCCTATAATTGAAGTACTCGGACACCGTGATACTTCTCCGGATCTGGACGGCAGCGGAGAGGTAGAGCCAAAAGAATATATTAAGGCGTGCCCCTGCTTCGATGTCAGGAGTGAATTTTCTAATTTTCTTCGTAATACAGTGATCCGACCATGAAAGCGCTAATCTATATAACCATATTCCTGATGTCGGGAACATGGTTTACTTCCTGCAAGGCTTCCCGGAACATGGAGACAGAGAAACAGATTGACTATTCAGGGGATTTCTTGTATCTGCAGAACTTAATAGAATCACTACGGCTGGATGTAAATAAGCAAACGAAAATTACTACTGACAAGTTGAGTGATCTGAAAATTGAGAATAAAACAGTTTACTTGTCGCTTCCGGATTCAACCGGAAAACAATACCCGGTCAAAGAAAGTACTACCACCGCTTCCAAACAGGAACAAGAACGGACCGAAGTCTATGAAACATTATCTATTACTTTGCAGCAATTTTCTAATCGATTGGATACGATAAGTAACAAAATGAATGCCTTAATGAATCAGAAAGAAAAAGTCATCGAATTATCTTGGTGGGACTTGCATAAAGATAAGGTTTACGTAGGTATCATAGTTTTAATAATAATTGTGTTGATAATACATAAGGCAAGAAATAAGTAGTATCTTTGTCGTGGAATCCCATAATTCCAAATCCGCGACGGCGGAATTTTGCCCTGACTGAATAGTCGGGGCTTTTTTATTTGAATAACTTTCTCTACTTTTGCCTAAAATAAAAACTATATGGCAGAAGAAAATAAATACGACCACGATTCCGTGCAGGAGTTGCTAGCATGGGCGAAAGAAACGCTTAGTAATAAATCATATCCTGATGGCAAATTTCAAATCAATAAAGCAACTACAGTACTAGACTGTGCTTCTTTTCTGTCATCAATGATACAAATGATTTCAAGAAACTGGGAGAATCCTACATTCTATCCTACTATCAACCAACTGCAGGAATTTAGAACGAAAATAGAATCAAAAAAAGAATAGATAATGAGTAATGTAGAAAAAAACGCCAGCGAACAGAAATCCGGGATGAAATGCCCGCAATGCGGTAAATTCATTGAGACTTCTATTTTTGAACTGCTCACTTTAAACGCGCTAGAGTGCCCGTCTTGCCACCTTCGCCTTTCGATTGATCGGATGAAATCTAAACCGGCATTCGATGCGTTGCGCAAAGTACAGCAGGCTCAACAAAATTTAGAAGAGAAAAGTAAGTATGATCGAGAAAAGAGGTAACTTATTCGGCATCCTCTTTATGCTCTTCGTAAAATGGTTGGGTCAGTTGAAATCTTCTTAATAAAATCGCTCTCTATTATATAAGCGTCCATTTTATTAGCATCAAACGGTTTAAGTAAAGAAGTAACATCCGCTTTCTGTAAGTCAGAATCCAGCCATTTTTCTTCGTCCTCTTTAGATAGGATAGCCGGCATCCGATGTTTTGAATTATGGATATAATCAGTCAAAGGGTTGGTATCAGTGGTGATAATAGAGAATGTATCATATTCTTCTCCTGTCTCTTTGTCTAGCCAACGATCGTAAATACCTGCCATCGAGAAGATAGGTTCATCTTTCAGATGTATGTAATAGGGAATCTTCTTTGCTCCCTCATGCCTCCATTCAAAATACCCGGTTGACGGCACAATACATCGCTTCTTCATAATTGGTTCCCGGAAAGAAGGCTTCTCAAAAATAGTATCCGAACGTGCATTGAGAGTCATTTTTCGGATTTCCTGCGCATCTTCTTCGGTTCTTACCCAGAATGGTATTAATCCCCAGTTGAACACTTGTATCTCATCCGCGGTTGTGATAATAGGATATTTCGGAAAGTTGAATGCATTCACGTGATACTGCTCGTTTAGCATATCTTGGTATATTTCAACAATATCCGATTTACGACCGTATCGGGCGGCAAGTTTTATTGCTTTCGCTGACATGGAATTATGGAAACACATACTATCTACAATTAATGTCTATAATCTGATTAATATCAGTAGTATAACACCCAGAGAGTTGTTCTTGTTTAAGTTTCCAGTCTCTCCCTGTTCCTTGAATAGCCAATTTAACGAGTTGGTTATATTCTCCGTTAATCTTGTCTATTGCCTGTTGAAGTCTTTCCCGCTTTTCACGATCCACTGAATCAAAAAGTCCAAGCTGGGCACCTTCAGTTATTTCGGTGATGATAACCCCGGCTTTCTTATACTGATACCCATTCATGAATATTGTTTTTAGTCCAATCAGCGCATAATGTACTATTTCTTGCGTGTCGTTTGTTGGTACCGGAAGATGTAAAACGGTATTTTTCCAATATTGAGGAAGATCTTCCCGAAAGTTATTCGTGTGGATAAACACCATCAGGGATATTGCATAAGATTTTTGTTTCCGGAGTTTTCTTGCACAAGTGGAAGCATGAGTGGCAATAGCTTCAGCCATTGTGTCTATATCAGTGAGCATCTTGCCAAATGAGCGAGAAGTACAAATTTGCTTTTTGGCCGGTGGAGCTGATTCCATATCAATACATGAGATACCACGAAGTTCTTTCCACGTACGTTCACCTACTACCGTCATATTCTTGCGTACCCATGCACCGGAAAGCTGCGTAAAGTCGTATGCTGTTTTCACTCCTTGCTTTTCGAGCTTTGCTGCTTGTCTACGTCCGATTCCCCACACATCACCGATATTCGTCAGTTGTAGGGCCTTGATTCGTTTCTCCTCTGTATCAATGATACAAAGACGGTTGTAAGCTGGATACTTCTTTGCAAACTTATTTGCTACCTTTGCAAGCGTCTTTGTATGTGCAATACCTAAACTAACAGGAATACCGGTACCACGTGTTACCAGGTTTACTATTCTTGTTCCAAGCGATTGAATATCCTGAATGCCATCAAGGTTGATAAATGCTTCGTCAATAGAATAAACTTCCAGTTCGGGTGCTAATCCTGCCAAAATAGACATTACGCGACCGGACATATCTCCATACAGCGTATAATTGCTGCTGAATACAGCAACTCCGTGACTACTCACCAAATCCTTAATCTGATAAGCAGGTACTCCCATCTTTATACCTAGTTCCTTGGCTTCATTGGATCGTGCAATAACACACCCGTCATTGTTTGACAATACAACGACAGGTTTCCCGTTAAGTGCTGGATTGAATACCCGTTCACAGGAAGCGTAGAAATTATTGCAGTCCATCAATCCGAACATTACCTTTTCCTCCGGTTCTTTTTAATTGTATAGGTTACTATCCCCCACACCATAAATTCATTATCTTTTGTTACCTTTATAGGTGGATAATTGCTGTTGGATGGGACTAGCCAGGCTGCATCGGGTTCTAGCCTTACACGCTTTACAGTAAATTCTCCATCAATGAAACATACTGCCAAATCATCATTCAGCAATTCAAGTAACTTGTCAATTACAAGTATATCACCTTCTCCTATTCCCTCATCCTTCATTGAGTCTCCGACTACACGTCCGTAAAATGTGCTTGACGGATGGCGAATAAGTTCCTTATTCAAATCAATCGCTTGTTCTAAATAATCCTGCGCAGGAGAAGGGAATCCGGCTTTTATACCTTCATCAGCGTATTGCAAAGGAAGATTGCTTGATATATCTATCTTATGTATTTCTATTTGCTTCTTCATAACTCTACTTCTTTTCATTAAAAACAAAAGAAGTCAAGGTTTGCTCATGGAAAATACTCGTTTTTAATTATAAATAGTTTTTTCCCAGTCATCTAATACTATTACATCCCACCGAGGAAGATCCGGCTTAATATAGGTAACAGACCTGCCATACACGGAGAAACTTTTTCCAATAAACTCATCGATAGCTTCATCTTCCCCTTTTTGAAAACAAATATTCATAAAGACATGCATTTCATCCCAATTGGCTGGTCCGATGAATAGAGATTCAATAAACCGACCTTTAACGGGAACACCGACAACCTGGTCTTTTATCCGGTCAACTAATGAAACAGCTTCTTCAAATGTCATTCTTGTAATTTTAGAGCAAAGATATATAAAACAAGTGCAGAATTTGCTTAATCACATAAAAGCTATTTCAAACTAGAGAATTTTAGTATCTCAAAATGTAATTCCCGTATCATATATTTCAGTTCCATTAAGAAAGATATTTTCGTAGTTCTTCGATTGCTTGTAATGCACTTCGGACTATAACGTATTTATTTCGGCAACTTTCAGCCTGTTTTTGAAACTCTTTTTGATATTCTGATTGTTTCCCCACCTTCGTTTTAAACTCTATACAGAGAGAAGCAAAACCCTTTTTGGGAATAAGTACGATCACATCAGAAACACCAG